CGACCTGTGTTATTTTTTGCGGCAGCTTCATCACCTTCATTAATTAAGTCATTAACTTGATCATGTGTGATTTCTGGATTTTGATCTTTTGCCTTAGCTTCTGCATCGGCTTTAGCTTTAGCTTCAGCTTTAGCTTCATCATCTACTGGATCCGGATCTGGAGTAACTGGATCCGGATCTGGAGTAATTGGTTCATTAAGAAAACTCATATCAACATTTTGTCTGCTGAATACACTTTGTTTCTTTTCTCCATTACTTGGTAACATAATACTATCTGAACCTGGATTCAGGATAGCATTTAGGTCCATGTCTAGTGTTTCCACTGTTGTTGTTTCTTTGCTCATGTTTAAGTTTTTGGTTGGTTATAGTTGACTGACATTATAATATACACAAAAGTATTGAATTAAACTCTATAAATTTACTTGCCTACCTTTTTTAAAAAAAATTTTGCGCAGCATATGGCTACACTATTTCTTTTTCTGTTGATCTTTTTTCTTCTGCACTGTTTTCTTGAGGTCAAATTGGTTTCTATTGATCTCAGCAATCTGTACATCTTTCTGCTTCATAGCAAGTTGAGCTTGTATTTTTTCTCTAGCAATTTGGTTTTTATCTATATTCTGTTGTTGCTTGCTATTCTCTTTTTGATTTTCAAAGTTCATAGTCTGGTTAAACTCTTGGGAAGTTTTAATACCCTCCATAGCGTCCATATAATCACTTTGTTTATTCTCATTAAGATCTTGCATTGCTCCATAACCTGCAGATTTAATCTCTGCTACTAGAACATCTTTACGGCGATCTTTCTCTGCTTCAAGTCCATCATGGTCAATTTGCATTTGTTTCTCCATGGTTCTTTGTTCATTCTCTAATCTAGCCATCTCTTGTTCATGGGCCATTTGTTCTTTACGTTGAGCTTCTGCTTTTCTATCAGCATTCTTAAGAACATGATTTATTTCAGAAAGAGAGCTTGATTGTATTACATTACCTAAGTCAAAGATTGTTGCTCCGGCAGTGTTATTCGTAATGGCAAGCTGCTTCATCTGCTCTACTATTGAGCGCTGATTAGCTCTTGTTGTACAATATAGATTAAGATCACGTAATAGAAGATCTGTACCATTCATCTCAAAGTTAACCTTCTCATCTTGAGATGTTACATATTGAAGACGGATAGAAGGTTTTTTAGAATGGTAATACTGAGCTAAATCAGTCCTCATTTGATGTACTCTAGGCATAAGGTAATCTGAATGCTGAATAAAGTACGGTTCTGTCTGAGCAAAGGATCCTGCTACAGCTTGTTCAATTCCTTTAGCTGTTTCTGTCTGGCCAATTTGCTGACCTAAACGCTGAGGGGTAATACCAATTACTTCGAAACACTGTTGCTTAAAGTGATTAGAAAGTTGTATCCTAGATAATAAACGCTGAGTTTGTTCTAGGTTTAATGGTTGAAAATGTTGAAAAGAAAGAGGATTCCCTGTATTCTCTAAAGATGTATCAAGAGGAAGCATCTGGAAATTCTTCATGGCAACGTACGCCTTGGCTAGATTGTTCTTACCCCAGTCTTCATTCATAGAATGTTTAGGTAAAGCATTCTGATCTAACAGAATCACTGTACCAAGTTCATCCACTAATATATCCTGAATCTGGTTGTTAACCATGTTGTATCCAATTTGGAATGGTTTCATAAGATCTACCATTGCTGTGGAACGCGTATTACGGTCACTGAATACAGCACCTTCAACTGGAAGCTTACATCCATATAAAGTATTATCTCCTTTAAACTGGAATCTTAATGGTCCCATTTTATTTTTGTCAATACCTAAGTACATCGGGCTTACACCACCAGCATTGTTCATACCCCAGAAACTTGGTTGATTAGGGCCTATTTTGACACCTCCCCAAACTTCATTAATCCAAATCCAATCTATGTGCTCTCCAAAGATCAAGTTATCTTTAGTCTTGTTTCTAAAAAGCTCATTATTATAAATAGGTTTATCTACTACTTTATAATCTTCATCAATAATATCTACAATGGTTTCACCTTCTTCATTGATCTTTGTAAGATGTCCAACTTTACGTTGAGACTTCCAATATGCTGTAGTAACACGTAGTAGAAAAGCAGCACCCATAGGCGCGTAATCTTCTCCTTGTGACATAATCCAATTAATGATATCACCACCTGGTGCAATTGAATTATCATACATAGAAGTATATTGTCTGTATGCTAAGCCTGGTAAATTAGTATTCCAATCATGAGACTTAGTAGCATCATAATAAGATCCATCATTCTGGTACCCTTGTAAAGGATAACCTGCAGATCTTATAGGATAAACAGCTTCAAGTGATGCAAGTTGTTTCTCAGTCATCATATAACCATACTTATCCACAACGTCAGCTATTGTCATCATGTCTACTCTTCCAACCCAATTACCTTGAGAAGTATAACGAGCTTCTGGAGATTTATGGTAAAAAGTAAGAACAGGATTCCATAATTCTACATCATAATCATCATGACCCATACGGAAATGCCAGAACTCACGATCAGTAATTAAACTATCACGGAAAGCACGTTCCTCAAGTTCATCCATATGAAATCTATCTTCATCAATTTTCATTTGATGCATAGCCCATTGTTCACACATAGATCTGTAATCCTTATCAAAAAAAGCCTGAATTTCTGGGAGAGATCTAAGTGCTTCAGGAGAGGTTTGCTCTTGTATCTTCTTTTGTACATCTGGATCATTAGGATCAAGACCTTGTTCAAGCATTGCTATTAAAAGTTTATTTTCTGCTTGACTGGTTAAAACCTTCTCTATCTCGGCTCTTTTAGCTTCTAATTTTTCATTTTGAGAGAACTCATCTGTACCTGTAAATACAGTTTTACTATTACGCTTTGCAAACTCAGATACCAGAACATTAATAACATTGGGTATAATAGGATAAAACTTTAATTCTAAAGCTCCAGCATCCTCTTCTACCAAAGTCTCAATAAGATCTTTCATCTCATTATCTTGTTCAACAATATAATCTGATTTATCTATAATACCTTTAGCAAGCTTGTAATTCTTCATAAGCCTTGTAGCATTACGGCGAATTTGCTTGAGTCCATTCCATTCTAGCCAGTCCATATTCCAGGCTGCCCATTCAGGATCTTTATCATCACGAGTTAAGAATTGGATAGGTTGAGTGATACTTCCCATACGGTTGTATGTGGACTTAGCTCCCCCCTTAAGTTGCATGGCGTTTAATACTTGCATAGGTTATCTTATATTTTTATAAGGGTTCCTAGGTGGTCTTTTACCACCCGAGTTCCCGCCCTTACCCATATGTCGGTAAGGATCTACTACTAATTTATACAAATTTTCTGACTTTTGCAAGTGTTTCTTGTCTGTTGTGTCAGTTCTTTTACGGTAGCCTCTGCTAGCTTGCTGTATTTTAGCAAAAGCAATTAGTGCAGCTAAGGCTACTAATCTATCTACGTTGACACTTCCATCGTATGCCTCCATCTCAACAAGAGCCATCATATCTGGGATACGCTCTATACCATACGTGGTCTTTACAATTTCACCATCAGCTTTGGTATCATGATCAATTTCTTCTTTGAGAAACTCAATTAAGTAACTAAGCATATGTGCCTTAAAAAGAGTTCCTGTATTTCTCCAACCATATTCTTGAAAGACATTAGTATTAGATCCAAGATCTTTAAGAAACAAAATTTGACTCTTAGGTACCAGGTACTTTTGTTTTTTATGAAACTTCATGTATTGGATAAAGAGAGAAACGTTATTTTCTACTATGGTCCAAGCATTATACCACTCAATAATCATAGCTAATTTTTCATGAGTCTTTTCAATATCATCATACCTACCACACCATGCTGCTACAATACCATCCTTTTCAGTAAACACTTCAGTTGTATCACCATCAATTTTTGTAACTTCTACAGGATTCTTATAAATATAAATAGAGCATAAGGATTCTGAAGTTGTGGTTTTACCTTCACCTACGGGATCAATAGAACCATAATAAGTTCCCCATGAGGCGTTTGCATCAGGTCTCTCCCATACAACAAGACAACCCGTTTTATCTTCTGTAGCTTTTGATATAGGAAATTCAGATATAGGTCTTTTATTACTAATAGATGCATCTATAGTACCATTAGGTGTACGTGTTAAGTTAAGAAATTCATATGAATACTCTTTCTCTTCAATGCGACGCTTTTGTGCAGCTACTAGATTTTGTGGAAAGAGAGATAGTTTTCTGTATGCAAAGGCTTCTGATATATTACGCGGATGTTGAGAAATTCTAAGCTGATATTTTTCTGGAGAAAGATCTTTCTTCCAACCTTCAAATTTTATGTTTAATGCTTCTAATGCTTTTTCTACAAGTGAATTACCAAACTCATCAATATAAGGAGGCATTGACCATTGTTCAGGAATAAATAAACCACTCTTACCAAGGATACCTTTATCATCAAGAAGTGTAGTTTCTACAGGATAAATACTGTTTACTTCGGGGTAGAGGGTCATTTCTTTAAGAGGCCCGCATTGATCTAAATCACCTACAGTACCTGCTGCTATAAACATACCTGTTGTAATATCACCTGCTTCTAAAGTGGGTAGTAAATACTCTACAGTTTTATCCATACGCGGAGCTACACCGGCTTCTTCATAAAAGAAAAATCTTAATGCACCTCCGACACCTGTTGTATCATCTTTATCAAAGGTTACACCTTGTATAGTACCTTTCAATCCAACTAAAGACTCTCTTCCATCAGCGCTTATATCACCTACCTGTTGTTGCCACATAAATACTTTTCCTGGATTCATGGGACGATACCATGCAGTCTCTTTATCAAGAAAGGATTTGTACTCATTTAAGAATTTCCAGGATCCCTTTTCATTGATATAATCTTTTAAAGAAGCTCCAATCTTAAGGATAGGACTCTCTTCAAACCAAAGCTCATTTATAAACTTGGCCATATGATAATAACTTGAACCAAACTGACGTTTCTTGAGAATACAAGAATGCATATAATGTAATTCAGCAAGTAGTTCATACAGTGCCATATGATATTGACTATCCCAAATCTGAGGAAAATCAAACTTCTTTTTTACTTTGTCATAGATAGGAAGAAAGTTAAGCCACATGTAATACTCTCTTGGTAAATACCATGTATCTTTTTTACTTTTAATGATCACACCTCTACGGCATTTGATTGCTTGATCATCCCAATAAGTTACAAAATCTCTACTGCCTTCTGGATATAAACAATAAAACTTATTTTTATTCCATCTAGCAGCCTGGCTATTAAACTCACGAGAAGTCTCATCAAAATTATATTTACCTGGTTCTTTAAATAAAGACTTTACAAACTCTTTATAATCATCACGAGTTTCAAAATCTGTGACTGTCCACTCACCTTCTTCCCAAGTAGGTATAGAAATAAAAGGGATCACTTTAACTTTGAGATTAAGTTATTTATAGCCTTAAGATCACCCTTGTGATAAGTGATTAAACCTTCAAGTGTTTTCTGAGACTTGCTTCTTATTACATTGGTATAGTTACCATTAAAGTATTCTACCATATCTTCTCTTTTAAATGCAGCCCAAGCTTCATTGTGGTGGTTGTAGTGGAACAACCAATTATAGAGTTCTTCCATATTATTTTTTTTGGTCATATGCTAATTTTTTTCCTCCGCGTATTCTACCTCGGCCTTCATCTACCTCTAACATTGCTATCTTTTCTAGTTGTTTAAATTCCAAGATAGTTTTTCCTACTGATTTAAGTTGTCCTTGTAAAGCTGATATATTACCATCTCTTCCAGAAGTAATAGGTGATGTTCTTACAAACACTCCCATCTTTTCCATCAGGATCTTGTTGTCAAGATAATATCTCCATGTAGGTGTTACAAATAACTCTTGCATCTTAACTATAGCATTAATCATAACATCATCTTCTAAAGTATAATCTCCAGGAAAATCTTTAATTAATACATCATCTTTTTCCATCTCTGGAATGTTTGCATAAGCACTATGTGGATCAAACCTGTAGTGTAAAAAGTTAAATGCCGGAATAGGGTTATCATAATAATCATGTACCGCTTTCAATTCCGGTATAGAAAGACAATTGTGATTAATGACTACAGATTTATTACTTATATCAAATAGTGTTATATTCATCTTTTTCTCCATTTAATGTGTATACCCCAACAAAGGATACACAGGGTTATATCCACGTAATGATTAAAAGGAAAGTGTACTCCTAATGTTAATCCGCGGTATGCTGTTACTGATACTTTCATCTTTGGGTTTATTTTTTTATTTTTTGTTTAAGTATACTCTCAGCTACTGTGAGATTCTCTAGATCCGGTGAATGTATCATTTCTCTGATAGTATAAGCTTCTTCTCTTGTTAATACTCCCATACCACGCGCAGTTATAATTTTTCTTAAGGCAAAGTCAATTCTTACCTGTTTCTTCACAGCTTCATCAAAGAACTTCTTACCGTGAGTTCCAGTGATCATAATATATTCTCTCTTATTATCAGTTATGTCCACGCAAACTTGTTCATCTATAAACTTGTGTAGTAACTCTGGTGTAAGGTGTGTACTCATTTTCTTGGGTTCTCTTTAAGCCAATTAATCATACTGATAACTTCCTGTTTGAGATAAGGTACCTCATAAGGAACTACAGTTTTTACAATTGGCTTTTTGTTAATATCTAACTTTAAAATCGGATCTCCAAATTTATCTTCTCCTTCTCTTTCAAATATCACATGATGGAGAATAAGTTTACCCGGTTTATAATTTGGATTGTGCTTAAGCATAATATAAAGATAAGTACTTAATTGCAATGCGTAGTGATTGAAATTACAGTCATCTAAGTGTGCGCATGGACCAAGCATTTTTTGAGAGATGCCTTCCCAGTTTTTGAAAGACTCTTTTTTAATCTCTTTGTTAGTCTTGTAGTCAATTACATCTATGATGTCTTTTACTACTTCAACTCTATCAGATTGTCCACAAAGTCCTGCTGATTTAAGGAAAACAAAATGCTCAGGGTAAATACCTTCTGTTAGTCTTTGAATAGG